GGCGTCGGCTGGCGCAAGGTCGACTTCGACCAGCTCGCGTGGCGTCGCGCGAAGATCCAGGACAAGGAGATCGGCGGCGACGTCAACATCTTCAATCAAGAGTACCCGTCACGTCCCGAGGTCGCGTTCACCGCGAGCGGTACGCCCTTGTTCGACGCGGCGGTCATCGACCAGCGCCTCGCGGACGCGCGCTCGCGCAAGGCCATCTTCATCGGCACGATGTCGGCGCCGGGCTCGACGTTCCGCACGGTCGAGCAAGTCCTGGACGACGTGGGCAATGGCCTCGATCAAGACGCAACTTGAGCCGCACAATCGCGGCGGCCTTCGGATCTGGCAGATGCCGGAGCCGGGGCGCAAGTACGTCGTCGGCGCCGACACGGGCGGCGGATCGCGCCAGGGCGACTTCGGCGCGGCGTGCGTCGTCGAGGGCGAGTCGTGCGCGCTCGTCGCCCGCTGGTACGAGGTCTGCTCCCCAAACCTGTGGGGGCCGCGCTGCGCGATGCTCGCGTCCTTCTACAACGACGCCTTCCTGGCCTTCGAGACGATGCCCTCCGCGCACGGCAACACGGCGGCGCTGGAGTCGATGCGCTTCGGCTACCGCAATCTCTACCGCCGCCAGACGACCGACCGCACGACGCGCAAGGTGACCGAGATCCTGGGCTGGCACACGAACAGCACCACGAAGCCGCAGATGATCGACCGCGTGAAGCGCGCGCTCGACGACGGCAACGACATCCCCGACGAGGAGCTGCTCTTGCAACTGCGCTCGCGCTACCGCAACGAGCGCGGTCAGATGGACGGCCCCGGCCACGACGACCTCATCATGGCCCACGCCATCGCGCTGCTCGTGCGCGACCAAAGCTGGACGGCTGGGAAGATGCGCCAGGACATCGCCGAGCCGACGACCTACCACGACCGCTACTGGGAAGGTCAGAAGAAGCTCTGGGCGCGCAAGGCGGTCGGCACGGGCAAGAACAAGCGGCCGACGCCTTGGGGCGCGAACCCGCCTTGGAAGAAGACCACCACTCCGTAGTAGGATCCCGCCGATGCCCGACCCTCTTTCGCTCTCGATCCTGGTTCTCTTGGCGCTCTTGCCGACGGTGCTCGTCACGGTCGCAATGCTGCACGTCAACAAGCGGCTGATGGCCGAGAACCGTGAGCTGCTGAAAGCGACGCTCGCGCTCAGCGAGAAGCCCGCCGCCGCCGCGCTCGCGGGGATGATGGAGCAGACCGACCGCGCGACGATGCACGCCGAGCGGCAGAACCAGCAACCCACGCCGCGCCCGCGCATGGTCGGGCAGTAGGACTCGTCGCATGGCCGGACCGAACGCTGAGGAGGGCGCGCTGGTGGAGCTGATCCAAAAGCGCGTCGGGAGCCACGACTACCGGCCCGAGCGCCAATGGCAAGAGGACGCCGCGCTCATCAACATGGCGTACTGGTCCGGCAAGCAGCGGATCTTCTACGAGAACCGCAGCTTCATGCCCGGCTTCGGTGCCGCACCGGACGAGGACGCGGGCTACCAGATCAACATGATCGAGTCGCGCGTGGCGAACGCCGTCGCGCGCGTGCTCGGCGTGCAAGCGGAGTTTCGCGCCAAGCCCGAGACGGGCGAGATGGGCGACCGCGAACTCGCAGCACTCACCGACCGCGTGTTCGACCACATCCGCTCCGTGTCCGACTGGGACTGGACGCGCACGATGGGGACGCTCTGGGCCGCGATCACCGGCTGCGTCTTCTACAAGGTCGAGTGGGATCCGACGAAGGGCAACCCCGAGCGCTACTACAGCCTCGACGGCCGCTCGTCGAAGGTGATCCCCGAGGCGCTGCTCACCCAGCAGATGAAGGCCGAGAAGGACAAGAAGGGCCACTTCGAGGACTTCCACGACGGCGACGTGACGATCTCGGTGCGCTCGCCCTTCTCGATCGTGCAGGACACGAGCGCGCGCGACGGCGGCATCGCAGCCTGTCGCTGGATCGCGGAGAGCTTCTTCGTCGACATCGACGTGGTGGCCGAGCGCTGGGACGTGGACCCGAAGGATCTCGTCGCCGAGGACTCCGGTCAGGGTCTTCGCAACTACGAGGAGGCGATCGCCTTCATGGCGGCGGGGCCGGGTGTCTCGCCGATCACGTCGTGGAGCGTGCCGCGCGACAAGCTCGGCAAGCGCTGCCGCTACGTCGAGATGTGGGAGCGTCCGACCAAGGAGCACAAGCAGGGCCGTCGCGTCGTGTACGCGGGCAAGAAGATCCTGAACCTCGACCGGATGGGGGGCACGAAAAACCCCTACGCCGCCGACCGCACCGGCTGGGCGCACCTGCCGTTCGTGAAGCAGGACTGGTCGCCGCACCCCGGACGCTTCTGGGGGAAATCGCTGGTCGAGTCGCTGGTCTCGCCGCAGTTCTATCTGAACTACACGCGCAGCCAGCTCGCGCGCTTCCTCGCCACGTTCGGCCTGCCGAACACCTACGTCGGCGACAACAGCGGGCTCGACACCGACAACATGCAGGCGGGCGGCGGGCGGATCTACAAGGTCAACGAGTCCTCCGCGTCGAAGGTCCAGTTCGGTCCGGTGCCGCAGATGCCGCCCGACATCGGGCGCTTCGGTGACGTGTGCCTCGGCGACTTGAACGCCGCCGCGTCGCAGTCGGAGATCGAAGCCTCGGCGCTGCCCGGTCAGATGCGCTCGGGTGCTGCGATCCGCTCGATGAACGAGGACCGCTACATGCCGCTCACGATCCCGGCGCGCTGCGCGGTGCGCGCGGTCAAGGAAGTCGGGCAGGTGGCGCTCGCGATCGGGAAGCTGAACTACTCCGACGACCGCCTCTTGAAGTACCTCGGCGAGGACAACGACTGGGTGGTCGAGCGCTTCAACGGCGCGAACCTCGTGACCGACTTGCAGATCATCGGCGAGCCCAGCGTCACCGACACGCTGAACAGCGAGCGCGCGGAGATGCTGGACGCGGTGCAGTCCGGCGCGTTCAACCCGCAGCTCGACGAGGAGACGCGGCTGCTCATCTTCTCGGGACTGCACTACAACACAAGCGACGAGTTCATCAAGCGCAAGCTCGCGTCGAAGAAGAACCAGGAGCGCGAGATCCAGGCGATGCTGAAAGACCCGGCGAAGTGGCCCGAGGGCTACCCGGTGCTCGACTGGCAGGACCACAAGGTCGAAGCCGCGACCTGCGTCGCGTTCATGTACACGCCCGAGTTCGAGAAGCTGGACCCCTTCACGCAAGGGCTCGTCACCCAGCACCACGCGCAGCACCAAGCGTTCATCAAGCAGGCGATCGAAGCGCAGCTCGCGCTCCAAGCACAAGCCGCTGGCACCCCCGGACAAAAGGGGCAGGCGAGCCAACCCGCGTCCTAGGAACCCATGCCGAACGATCCCGAAGTCCCCCCCGTCCTCCAAGCCGTCCAGACCGAAACGGCGCAGAACGCCGCGCTGAAAGAGGCGGTGAAGCGCAACGCGAGCAACCGCCGCGCGGGCGCCCAAGCCGAGCAGCCGGTCATCGCGCCCTTGATCCCGATGTCGGACGACCCGGCTGCGATCCAAGCGACGCTCGACGCCGAGTCCGAGTACGCGCGCCAGATCGAGCAAGCGCCCGCGCTGGACGAGTCGCGGCTCTCGAAGCTCGACGAGACCTACCTGTGCTACGTCAAGTGCCGTGGCGGGCACGAGGCGCACCACCCCCCGCACGGGATCTACCTCGTCAAGCACCCGGCCACACCGGACGTGCCCTACACGGGCTGGTACTCGCGCTACAAGAAGGCGGGCGAGCGCTACTACCCGAACGAGGTGATGTGCCAAGCCTGCGCGCTGGAGAACCGCTCGATGCCCTTGGAGGCGGTCGAGAAGACGAGCCCCGAGGGCGACATCAAGATCAACCCGCGTTTCCTGATGCGCCGCGCGCGGGATCCCAAGCGTGCCGCGATCGAGGGCGAGCACCGTGTGTTCGACCGCTCGCTCGCCTCGACGAACGGCGGACGGCGCGACGCGCTCGCCAAGGCGAAGGCCGCTGGCTACGAGGTGCATGACCAATGAGCGACCCCGCGATCTTCCGTGCGGCGCAAGCCGCTGCCCAATCCGTCCAGTCCCAGCCGCAGCAGCCCGCTGCGACGCCGCCCGCCGCTCCCCCGCCGCTAGGCGGAGGTCAGCCGCCCGCGCAGGCTCCCGCCGCCCCGGTGGCGCCGCAGCCGACGGCGTACGTCGCCCCGACCGCCATCGCGCGCGCGATCGTCAACGGCAAGCCGATCGACGTGCCCGTGTCCGAGCTGCTGGCGAAGTACCAGATGGGCACGGTGACCGAGCAGCGCATGGCCGAGGTCAACGCGCTGCGCAACGAGAACCGGGCTGCGCTTGAAACCCACGCGCGCCTCGCTAGTCTTCGGGGCAACCCGCAAGCGTTCCAGGAAGAAGCCCACAAGGCATTCGGACTCCGACCCGCTCCGCAGGCTGAAAACTCCCTCTCCGCACGGATCGACCCGAACGAGGCGCCGGAAACCACGGCACTCCGACAGGAACTCGCCCAGCACCGCGCCGAGATCGCCGAACTCAACCAGTTCCGCGGCTCGATGGTGATGCAGTCGGTGGCGACGCAGATTCGTGGCGCCATCCAGTCGTTCCCGCTCTACCAGCAGAACCCTGTCGCGGCGCAGCGCGCGGAGACGACGGCGGCGACGTTCCTCGCCAACAACCCTGGCATCAGTCCGGTCGAAGTGATCGGTCTGGTTCACGCCCAGGACGCAGAGTTCCTTCAGTCCGTGCAGCAGCAGACGCGCGACCAACGCGCCGCACAAATCCAGCAGTTCGCAACCGTGCCCCCCGGCACGCCGCAACTCTCGCACGCGGACATCCCGAAGATGTCCGGTGACCAGATGCGCGGGAAATCGCTCGGCGCCATGAAGGGCGTCGCGGCCGAGATCA